GATTGCCGAACGTATTGATGCTAATCTATTCAACGTCAACATCAAAGACCTTGTGGATTTGCCTGAGACAATCTTCCAAAGTCGCATCAATGAACTGAAGCGTAAAACTCAGGGTCGTCTTATTATCAAAGAATATCCTACAGCATCAGCACATGTCGGTCACTTCAAATCTCTTCTTAACGAACTTCAACTCAAGAAGACGTTTAAACCAGATATCATCTTTATCGACTATCTTAACATCTGTGCTAGTGCAAGGTACAAGGGTGCTATCGTCAATTCTTATACTTATGTTAAAGCGATTGCTGAGGAATTACGCGGACTTGCTGTCGAACACAATGTTCCTGTTGTCTCAGCGACGCAAACAACCCGTAGTGGTTTTGGCAATAGCGACGTGGATCTTACTGATACTTCGGAATCCTTTGGTTTACCTGCTACTGCTGACTTCATGTTTGCTCTTATATCGACGGAAGATTTGGAGAAGGATGGTAAAATTATGGTCAAACAATTGAAGAACAGATACAATGACCCTACTGCATATAAGAGATTCTTGGTTGGGGTTGACAGGGCACGGATGAAGCTCTATAATGTTGACAACGCTGTTGACCTGTCCTCTGATAAAGAAGAGGAATATGATTTCGAAGAAATGGCAGCACAACAAAGCAAAGATACTAAAAGCAAATTTACCAGTTTTATTTTATGATTACTCAAGAACAAAAGATTGACCTGAATAAGTACGCAGAATTTGTGGATACTACTACTAGTCATCCTTCCAAATCTAATGTGGAATTTATTCGTAGGATTGAAGACCTGAATGAGAAGGGTGTTGACATCGCTCGACTGATGACTGCTGCTGTTGGTATGAGTGCTGAGGCAGGTGAGTTTACTGAGATTATTAAGAAGATTGCTTTTCAAGGTAGGGAACTAACTCTTGATAATCATGAACATTTGGTTAAAGAACTTGGAGATGTGTTCTGGTATTTTACTCAGGCATGTCTTGGACTTGGGGTTGATGTTCAAACGGTTGTAGTAAAGAACATGATTAAGTTGACCGAGCGATATCCCGAAGGTGCGTTCGATATTTATTTTTCTGAGAACCGCCGAGAGGGCGACATCTGATTACTCCCTCCCCTAAATATTTGGGGAGGTTTTTTTATAAGAGAACTATGAATTTAAACTGGGGACAATTTGCCAAGAAGGGTAGATTCGAAAATCATATATCAGTTCTTCATAAGAGGGCTAAAAATAATACACCAATGCTTTTTGAAAATCCTCAAAATGGAAAGATATCTATAACTCCAAAATTTCTTCATGTTGGATTGCCTAACATTTCAAAATCTACTAGCAATTTAACTGCCAATAAACGAACAGTAGATCGCACTTTTCATTTAACTAGGTTTTCTAACGCCACTAATTTATTAAGAGAGATTTATAATAGTGGTCTTGGTATACCAAAAAGGGTAGTGACATCACCAGCAAACTTTCTTAAATTTCCTTTAGAACTTTCTATTAGTGAAACCGAACGAGGAACTAGATATTCGATGAGTTTGTTTTTAAAGGATTGGGATTTTGGTGGGCAACTTGCATCTGGTCAATCTGTTCAAGTTAAATGGGGATTGCTTGGATACTGGGTAAATGAAGCTGGATTATCTTATAATTTAAATACTCCAACAGCAACTGAACGTGGAGAACTAGATTTTCTCAACACAATTAATTCTCAAATTATGGACATAGTTGAGAATCGTGGAATGGAATTTGCCGAAGGTATTACTGTAATAGTAGGGGATCAAAATCCAAAAACTTTCCATAATATAGTTGGAGTAAATAAACAACCAAATGTTACTGGATATTCTCCTAAAGCTGATCTTGTTTTTGTCCAGAAGAATGGAAACAAATTAGAAGATGTGGCATGGTTTTCTCATAAAGATGGATACAAAGCAAATCATTTCCAGCAGTGGGGTGGTGTTACTCATTTCACAAATCAAAAAGATGAAACTCTTGACATATTCCCAGAGATTAGAAAGTTTGCTAACTTCTTGAAACTTTGGTGTGGTCCTGGTATGCAATATGATTTATCTACTTCTGCTGGAGTTGGATTCACAGCAGTTATGGATATTGAAGATAATGCATTGAAGATGCAATCTGTATATGGGAAAGATTTTCAACCAGGAAGAAACTTTGGATATTCTAATTGCACTGGTGTTTTGCAAGGAGATCCATCGCTAGTTAGAATAGGTGATAAGTATAAGTTAAGGATGAGTGCCCACGCCCACATAAATCCTTATGAGATGACTGGCGATTACGAACCAGTTTTGATGCTTATCAAAAAAGACCGCGACACTCTTGGCATTCCACATGCTAGAATAGTCGTTCAACCACGGGCGAGCCGCACCGCCAAGTTCGAAGTAACCAAAGATAGAAAAGGAAACTACGAATTTCACGTATTATGAGCAAGAACACTCACCTAGAACACTTAGAAGATAGCATCCTTTTCGATGGTGAAGAAGGAGCTAAAGATGCTTTTGCTTTTTTGGATGCCCTTACTAAAACTTTTAGTGGCACTCAAAACAGTAATTTTAAAATCACCACAAAATGGGATGGTGCTCCTGCAGTAATCTGTGGTGAAGATCCTGAGAGCGGCGGATTTTTTGTTGGCACTAAATCTGTTTTTAATAAAACCGAACCTAAAGTTAATTATTCTAATGTTCAGATTGAAGCAAATCATGGTAATTCTTCTGGTCTTGTAGAGAAACTCAAAGTAGCATTAGAATATTTTCCTAAACTGGGTATCAAAGGAATCATTCAGGGAGACCTGTTGTTTACTGATGATGCTAAAGAAGAAAAGATTGATGGTGTGGATTATCTTACGTTCACTCCTAATACTATTACCTATGCAATTCCTAAAGGAACTGATGCATATAAAAAAGCAAAGCGAGCTAAGATTGGAGTAGTATTTCACACACGTTATGTTGGTTCTAGTATTGCTTCTTCTCATGCTACGTTTGGGGTTGATATCAACAAGTTTAATAAAACTGACGATGTGTTTGTGATTAGTGCTGAGGTTGATACTCTTGGTAGTAATATGATTCTCAGTGCAACTGAAAAGAGAAACCTCAGTAACATGAAAAGAACTGCACCTACTATTCTTCGCAATGCATCTTCTTTCTTAAATGAAATCTCTACTCAGATAAATTCGAAAGATAATCTAAGTGTAGGTACACGCCTGAAAACCTACTTCAATACTTATGTGAGAGAGGGTAAACGCATTAGCAATGTTAATCGTTTTATCGATGACTTTAAGAATGCTTATCATGAAACGATGATGAAGGAAGTTAACAAAGTGAAACAGGAGAAGACCAAGGCTGCTAAACTGAAGAAGCTCTATGATGGTATTGAGTTCGTGGATTCCAACATCGCTGGATTCAAAGCAACAATTACTCTCTATGTGATTCTTCAGAATGCCAAGAATTTATTCGTGAAGAAACTGGAATCTGCTGATAGCACTCGTACATTTCTTCGCACTGAAGATGGATTTCGTGTTACTGCTCCTGAAGGATTTGTTGCCATTAAAGATGGTGCTGCTACTAAATTGGTTGATCGTCTGGAGTTTAGTTTGGCAAACTTTACTCTCGCAAAGAATTGGGTAAAGGGAAACTAAATACTAATAAAAATGTTTAAGAGAGTAGTCATTACTTTCGGTCGCTTCAATCCTCCTACGATTGGTCATGAAAAATTGATTAATGCTGTAGCAAAGATTGCTGGGACCGATGACTATAAAATCTACACCAGTCACACTAAAGATAAGAAAAAAAATCCTTTGTCTTCTGATCAGAAGGTTGGATACATGAAAAAGATGTTTCCAAAACATAAGGATTATATTATGTTAGATACTGATTTGAAAACAATTATTAAGGTTCTTCAAAGTTTGCAAGGAGAATATGCTGATGTTGTTCTTGTAGTTGGTAGCGACCGTGTGCAGGAAATGGATGCATTGGTTCAAAAATATAATGGAACTGAATATACATTCAGAACTATTGAAACCAGATCTGCGGGTGAACGTGATCCTGATGCTGATGGAGCAACTGGAATGTCAGCTAGCAAAATGCGTGAAGCAGCAACAAATGGAAACGTTGCTGAGTTTCGTAAGGGTATACCACCTACTTTAGATGATAAAGAAATGATGCAACTAATGAAAGAAGTAAGAGAGGGATTAGGAATTAAATGAAATCACTTAAAGAACTACTAGTACAATCAAAACAAAAATCTTATATGCTTGGCAACATGTTTGCTGAGGGCGATTGGGTTCAGAATAGCGAAGGCGAAGTTGGGAAGATTCATCGTCGTGGTGTCAACTATGTTATTGCTGTCACTACTGAAGGCAAAATGTTTCGTGCATGGGTAAAGGATATTAAAGAACACTGTGGTTGTTATTTGACAGATGACGAACCACTAAAGATGCGTGATGGTTCTGATAATATTGAAAGGGCAAAGGAATTTATAAATAAGTATAAGAAGAAATCCGCATAAGAAAAATGAACCTTGATGAGTTTTCTAAACAACTGATTGAAAAAGCAGTTATTGAACTATCCGAAAAGAGTGAGTGTAATCACACTGGTGCTGGCACATCATGCCCTCGTCACGGTGACGCAGATTGCAACTCCTCAAAGCAGAATCGTGCTGAAGCATGGGAAGCTCCAGAAAAAGAAGAGAAGGGAGAGAAGAAGCATAAGGAAGGTAAGGCAGAAGAGAAAAAAGAGTTAAAGAAAGAAGCAAGAGACATGCCT